CAGGTCTTGCAGATACGCACGGCTTTACCTATGGTGCCATCTTTCTTCAGGGGGTTGAACCTACCCTTACCAGAGCAGTCCGAACATTGGCTGCCCACAGTCTTGTACATCACGTCAGTCTCATTGAGTACATGACGATTGAACTCGGCACGAGACATACGACGACGCATCTTGGGCTTCTTTGTTGCGCCACGCATCTCGTGTCCTAGGTTGAATATGTCTGCCCACTTTCTTTTGTCTCGTACCTTACAAGAGTAGAGAATCATCGAGCGGTCATCGGGGCTGTCGAGGTTTACAGGAGTGTCCCCCATCGAGTTCGCGGCAAGTATATTTAGCCGCCGCTCTAGGGTGAACAGTTCTTGTTCGTATTCATTGCGAATTTCAGTGAGTGTGTTCTTGTTAATCTTGATTCCGTTCTGCTCTATGTGAGCCAGAACATTGGTCATCTCAAGCGACAGAAGCAGTGTGGGCTTTAGGTTGGACATTATATAGTTCCTCAAATGTTGAACAGCCATAGGCTTTGAGTTGTGCAACAGCTACTTGTTCTGTAGCCATCACGTCTGCTATACCATACTCGTGAATGGTATGCCAAGGTATTTCGTGAAAGGTCTTACCTTCCTTGAAGTATGGTGTAATCAGGTCCTTCTCTTTCTGAACGCCGCCGTACTTCTCTGCAACAGCAGACAAAGACAAAGGCCAACGTCGTGCTTTCGACAGCACATACTCTGCAACCATCGTGTCATACACATGACCCTCATACTTGAAGTTGCACTCACGTACCCAAGACAAGTCGAACTTGATGTTGTGACCTACAACTACATCAGCAAGGTTTAAGGCATCTTGAAAGATGTTGAAGCCGTCAGTGCTGGGTGGCTCAGTGCTGTGGTCGAAGCAGAGGTACTTCACCTTGTCCATGCCTAACCACTTGTAACCAACAGACACTAGGGTGTTGCCGAAGTAAGGCAATGGTGTAGACGAACCATTGGCTTTCTCTTTGTGGGTTGTCTCCACATCAAACGTCAGGACTCTCATTAACAAAATACCTCCCCAAGACGGGCATACTCAAGAGCCTCGACATAATCTGTATTATATGCCGTATGTATGCACTCGTCTATTTCTCTAATGTAAGCTATCTTTTCTTTATACGGTAGCTTCATAAACTTATTATACTCTTCTTTCTGTTCAGGTTCTGCCAAGTCAAACGACTTCTTAAATTCTTTTACAGATTCAAAGTGAACAAATACAGCCATCAATAATAAACCCCCGTGTGTACATCTATGTGGCTAGTAAACATACCATGCCACCCATTAAGTTTGTTCTTTGAGATACAGATGTGTCGTGCTGTATTCTCTTCTTCTGAGGTACCCGTTTTGCCGATACCGATGATGACATCCGCCTCACCTGCCTTGCCAGTACGTGAACCATCCAACATGGAGTAGTCGATGAACTGGCGGTCATGTGCTTCGAAGCTGGCCTGACTAACTGACCACACAAGAAGTTTGTTACGCTTGGCAATCTCTCGTGCTGTCACATATATCTCCTTGAGCTTCTCGTCGCCCCTGTTGAACTCACCGTCTACCCTGAACTTATCCAACTGGTCACAGAACATAACGTCGGGTTCGTTCAGCAAGGCATAGTCGTTGAGTTCTGACATGGATGTTCCCACTGAGTCCATAACTATGAGGTACGGTTCGATGTCCTCTGTATAGACCTTGGCAAGGCTATCACTCTGTTGCAGCATGTGTTCACGGGTTAAGCCAAAATAGCTCTGGATGATACGCATTTTAATTTTTTCTGCTGGTTCCTCGTTTGCCCAGTACACCACCTTTTGCTTCTGCTTGATGTAACTAGACGCGATGAAAGCACAGAACGTGGTCTTGCCCACCTCAGGACGTGCAAAGATTATACCTAGGTTTCCCCTGTCCATACCTGCTAGGTTCTCAGCTAACAAGTCCCAGCTAAAAGGGAAGTCTGGTTCTCCTGTCTCTCCTTCGAGAAGCTCTGCAAAACCTTTGTCCATCTCACTGTAGGTAGTCTTGTCGGACATACGCCCATCCTCTACCATATCTATAAGTGTCTTCAGTTCTCCGAAGTGTTCTGATTCGCCTGTGAATATAGCGATGGCCTTCTCGCCAATCTGCCTCGCCCTATCTCGTACCCAGAAGTTCTTGACGACATCCATCTCAAGAGACATATCAGGAGACACCCTCAGTGTTAGGGCATCTACTATGGCGTATAGTTCTGTCATGGCACTGGCAGGCATAGCAGGGTTTCTGTCATGCAAGAGAGCCGCCAACTGATTCGGGTGTATATCCACGTCATATTCTTTGTGTCCGTATGTTATTGTATCGAACACGGTGGCATCTCTGCCTGCGAACATTTCCTTGTCAAGGATGTTCTTCACTTGGTTATAGAACTCGTGGTTCAGTATGAACCCCAGCACCTGATGCTCAAGTGACGTACCTTGAGAGTGTGCGTTGTCTTGTGTCATTATCCATATCCTTTAAGTCTTGATTTAAAATCATCATCGTAGCGGGTACAACACCGCGTAACTTTCTTACAATTTCTAGTGCCTTTTGGGTAGCATCCTTATCGAGTGCTACATATACCATGTCGTATTTCTGAAGCACCTTCTTGTGTGTGTCAAGAAGGTTCGTTCCCAACAGGGCTACCCCCGAAAAAATATCAGATACACAACAAGCACTAGCGCAATCTTCGAGAAGAACAGCGACAGGTCCACTGCCGCAAACGAAAGGACTACCTGACTTTCCATATCTCCACCACTTGGGCTTCTCGCCCGTTAAAGTTCTACCTGCGGCATCAACAACACGCCTACCATCTGTAATCAAATACACTATGCGATTCATCTTAAAATCAAACCGCAAGTCCACTCGACCTTCGAGGTACGCTTCGTACGCATTGACCCGCTTGAGGTAGGCAACTGCTTCTGGACTTCGTGATATCGGTACAAAAGTATCGGGCATCTCGAACGCATCTGAAGATGGGACGACCTCCTGTTTTCTCTTTGTTTTCAATAGCAAAGGATGCGTCGTTACATCTTTACTTAAACGAAAACCTGTTCGACCTGACGCTGTACAATCTGCATGAAAGCAATGATAGAGGCGTTGACCATTCTGTTCGCCAACGCTAAATGTATTCTTCTTTCCGCAGACAGGACAATCAACACGCATCCGACCATTCGGTTGCAGAGCCAAACCCATCACGTAATCTTTTATCCAGTGTGCCATGAGATACCTATATGACAAACACAAAACGCTGTCAACTTTATTTTTTGTCTTGACGAGTGCGGCTAACCATGCTATTAACCTTCTATACCCCGCTGGGTAATACCACATATAAAGGATATACTATTATGAATAAGAAGAATCCTATAGTAAAAGATTTACATAGTAGTAAATATCGTAGTAGAGTAATACAAGACAAAAGACCCACGCTTAGAGATGAGCAATATGATTGGGTTGCTGAACTATACGAGGAACAAGATGCCCAGACCGAACAAGCTACCAGACAAGACGAAGACGTACAATCTTCTGATGACAGTTGAACAGTGGGACTTTCTACTGAAGGCCGCTACTGACAAACAAAGAACTGAGCTAGAACAAGTGAGTGTTGCTGACCTAATCAGGGAAGCAATCGACATATACATCCAAGTTATAGAAGCCGAAAGAGCGGAAGAAGAAAAGACATGAGCAAAAGAAATCCGAAACCTGTAGTAGAACAGAGAGAGTTCGACAAAGCATGGCAAGTACTAACGCCAGCTTCTTGTGTACGAATTGGACACACTGACAAAGAGCTTGTCAAAGAACACAAAGCTGTGGACTTACCTAAGTGGGTTTCTGTGTTCGTGTCAAAAAATAAAAAAGATTGTGACAAATGGCTTGACACTAACAGAGAATACGTGGTAAAACTAATGACACTATACGAAGTCGCATAGCTTTTCTCCTTTCTATATGCACCGTATAGTGCCTTTCTGTTGTGGTTGACAGAAGAGCGGGGTTACCTTTCGGGGTGGCCCCGTTTCTTTTTGTTTGACACACCGGATAGTTTGCTGTATAGGTAATGAAACAGCAACCAATCGAAGGGAAATAAAATGTCAACAGGCAAGTACGAATGGAATGTCAGGGTAGCAAAGCAAGGCTACGACTTTGCTGAATTTATTGTAAGTGCAGACACTGCCGAAGA